GCAACACCACGCAGAGTTTCCAATGCGTGGTGTGCAGCGTCTTGACTATCAAATGATCTATCAGAGGGATGCTCTATATGAGCAATACCACCAGTGTGGGTCGCCTCAGTGATGAATTGTGTAAAGGATAACATAGGGGTTCCATCTCTATAGTGTTCCCTATATTTATAATATTTTCGAATCACATTTTCTCTTTTCTGTCTAATATTATATACTAGCAGATTCTGAGGAAATGTCAAGCGGTATTTTTATGGCAGTATGGCACTCAATTCTTCGGTGACATCCACTGTAGTGAGGTCGATAGGAGGAAAATCGATTGCGCCATTTAGATTAACTTGAAATGTTTCAGAATTGGTGGGCGCATCTGCGAAATAAACTTCGAAGCCAGCAACGGTTTCGCGAACCGAGTTATCTCCACCTTCAAACATATGAGCCACTTTGTCAAGCTCTTGATTTATCATCTCGAACGTGGGTTCACCAGTAAAATACTTGACGATATATTCTTTTGCTCCCACTGTTTTCCACAGAGGCATATCCTGACTACCTACATTTGCCCAAACAAATGACGATACCACAAGTTTAAGATTCAATTCGTCCATACTATTTCCTAAAAACTGGTGCGCCGTGCAGGACTCGAACCTGCTGCCTCAAGATTAGAAGTCTCGCGCTCTATCCAGATGAGCTAACGGCGCATAACTATTGTATACTACATTTATAAGAGTTTGTCAAGTTAAAATTCAAACTTTGAAAAATCTCTCCGCTTACCAATGGTGGTATTTTCAAACACTGGAACATCGTCTTGTCCAGAGTCCATAATACCAGCCTGGGCATCATCTTCCAAGTCATACAGTTTCATCTTGCCGCGGTCGATACCAACCATAAAGCGTTTGTTCATACCTGGGTCGTTGTAACGATTCTTCAACTGCTTTATCATCAACTGGCCCATCTTATCAAGTTCTTCTGTTGCGATAAGGGCAAACATCAAGTCAGCCGTTGCAGGCAAACCAAATGATTCTGAGGTATCAGTCAGTTCAACGTCCGAGTTGGCATAACCACTACGGGTTGTCTGAGTGGCAGAAACGATTGGCAAGTCAAACTCTACTGCCAGACCACGGAGTTCTTCTGCGATACCCTTGATGACAGTATAAGAGTTGGCACCAGAAGATGCTTTGTATCGACTAGAGGCACAGATATTAAGATAGTCAATGAAGATAACATCTGGCTTAAAGTTTCGCTTTAACTGGAGTTCGTTCAACAAAGCCTTGAAGTGACCAACGTGAGCCGATGCAGTTGGATATTCCTTGACAATCAAACGACCTTCTGTCTTCGAACGAATCTTTGCAATGCGTTGGTCAAACATGGACTTCGAAAGGTCTTTGAGTTCTTGGATGTTCACGTTCATCAAGTTAGCATCGATACGTTCTGCGATACGTTCTTCTGCCATTTCCATGGTGATATACAAAACGTTCTTGTTCTGACCCAATGCACCCGCTGCCATGTGACACATGAACAGCGACTTACCAACACCAGTACCAGCAAGGGCAATATTCAATGTCTTATTTGGCAGACCACCATTGGTAATCTTGTTGAACATTTCAAGGTCAAACGGCAGCTTAGTTTCTGCACGGTGATAGAAATCAAAACGTTCTTCGGCGTTATCAATGTAGTCATGGCCTACGTTGTTATCAAAGCCCACGGATAATGCATCTTGAAGAATGGAAGGAATGCCATCTTGCGAATGCACCTTGTCTTCCCCATCGATAATCTGAATAGATTGCATGATGGCGTTATACACGGCTCGGTCTTTACAGAACTTTTCAGTCTGGTCTAGAAGCCACTTCTCATTGGCATCTACTTCATCATCAAGTGCAGTTAGAGTTTCAGTGACATGCTGATACTCTTTCTCGTTCACCTTGCGGTCATTCTGTAGTGCAATGTTGATTGCATCGATTGTTGGAAGAGAATTATACTTGGTCACAAACTCATTGATATACCGATAGATTAACTTCTCGGCATTGTCAGTAAAATATTCATCTTTAATGAATGGGATTACCTTACGCAGGTAATCCTCATCCGAAATCAACTTACTTAGGATAATAGTTTCAATCTTCTTCTGCAACTTTAACATCCTCTAGTTCAAAATATTCTTCATAATCATTAGCAATCTTCATACAACAATCTTCACATACCCACTTCTCAAAAGTTAGGCCATGTTCTGAACCATGAAGACAGATTGCGGCATCTTTCTTAGGATTGATGCCGCAACCACATTGGTCACAGATTTTCGTATTCTTCTGAAATATCTTCGTCAGGAATGTCCACATTTTCGCCCTCCATCATTTGTCCACCTGCCATGCGGTATCTCTTTTCAACCCACTCACTGAATGTTGGGTCAGTCAGAACTGGCATCCAGAATTCTTTGTTGTATGTATCATTCAAGCGGTACTTCTTTTCCTCGGTAGCAATCTGATACCAACCATTCGATGGCTTGATTACGTGACCGCTTTCAAGTGCAATGTCTAGTAGACCAGACCACTTACTGATACCACCTTCGAAGGTAACTTCAATAGGAATCTTAGACTTCTCACGGACATAACGTGACTTTTCAACGTTGATGATAAAGTTATAACCAACAATCTCGGTACCCTGCTTTTCTTGTTGACGACCGATGATAAAGATATTATCTGCCGAGTAGTAGATGCCAGTACCACCAGAGACGATTGCCTTCGGGAACATACCGATTTCCATGTAAGTGTGATTGACAACTACCATCGGAATATCCTTAATGGTAAGGTGCGGTGTAATCATACGGAACAAGGACTTCATCTGCTTGGCGCGAGTCATATCTGCAACCGACTTACCATCTAGGGCATCATCAACTTCTTTCTTAGAAGCTAGGTTACCAACAGAGTCAACTACAATCATGACACGGTCCTTACGTTCAAGTTCATTGACTTGCTTCATAATATCATGTTTCAATTGTTCAATGTCGGTGATAGGTGTGTGAATAACCTTGCCAGTATCGATACCGAAGTTCTCGAAATATGATTGCGGTGCACCAAATTCTGAGTCGTAGAACAGAACAATACCATCATCATATTTGTCCAAGAAACTCTTTACCAACATCATTGCGAATGCCGTCTTAAAGTGTTTCGATGGACCAGCAAAGATGGTCAGCCCAGGTGTTAGACCACCATCTAGCTTACCAGACAGAGCCACGTTCAAGGCTGGCACCGCGGTCTGAATTAAATCTTTGGTGCTAAAGAGTTTGCTTTCTGATAGCACATTCGTTTCTTTAATGGTGCTATTCTTTTTCAGTTTATCAAGTAGTGCGTTCATCCGAACAGGTCCTCCAATGTTGCTTTAGGTTCAGTAGACCAGCCTAGGCCGTCTACAATCATGTTAAGTGGGTCAAGAAATGCTTTCTGGAACATCATCTTATAATCTATATACTTGTGAATGTCAAGTTCTTTTGGCATAGTTCCAAGAAAAGCGATACAATTTTCATGCATTGTGTTTGGCTCTTTGAGATAAAGAAACTTAATCTTTTCACCCTCTTGGATTAATTCATACTTCCTATCAAGATTGGCTTTCTTAATCATATGATTATACATCAAGGCGCCACGAACATGCATCGGTGTTCCCTTCGCATAGATGTCCGAAGATGAAGTATACTTTTGTAGGCCATTGACACCCCGTGGGAATGCAATCTCTTCGGGTGACATCTTGTAGAATGCTTCGCGGGTATCTTCAATGAACTTCTGTAGAGTTGCCTCATCGGAAGTCAGGCAGAGTCTGACGGCTTCTTTAAGGCTCGTGCGAACGGGCGCGGGCGTAGACGAACGGACGATTTCGAGGCCCATGACCTTGAGTTTTGGCTCATCGTAACGGACGCCTTCGTTGTCATAGACATTAAGCGCATACCTCTTTTTTGCAACCCAGATGCCACGTTCCGCGATTGCCTCGCGTTTGAATATAATTTTCTTCTGAAATGCATTCGTGTAGTCCGCAAGTCCATCACAACTCTTGTTGATTGCCTCTGTGATTTTCTCTTCGCAGATTTTATCGAGAACGCCAATGAGTTTATCGCGGTCCATGCCAGGATAAAACTTATTAACAAGAGGCTCCAAGGAAATATAGCAAGAGTCAGTATCAGAGTAGAAAGAGTAGTTATGTCCATTTGTTCCTACAACCTTGTTGAGATAAACGTCAAGTGCTTTACCTACTTCCTGAATAATATACTGACCTGTCATGGTGATACCTTCTGCTACACGGGCATCATAGTAGCGGAAGTATTCATTACCCATGGCACCGAAGAGAGAGTTCAACTGAATCTTTCTTGCCATTTGGAAGTTATTATACTTCGAAATGTCGTTCTTTAGTTTGGGATTTTTAGTAGCTTCATATTCTTTCTGCGCGGCAATCATCAACTTCTTGTAGCGTTGACGGTCATCAAAGAACTTCTCTACGATTTCTGGGAACAGGCCTTGCTTCGTGCGATTATAACAATACCCGTTGGAAGTCATACAATAGTCATTGTCTTTTAGGTCATCAAGGTCAAAGGTCTGGTCAAGAAGACCACGAACGGTGGTGTCTTTGACATAACCATTTACCATGGTTTCCGGCGACATGTTATACTGCATAATGATTGACGGATACAGAGAGGTAGCATCGAAAGAAACTACCCAGTCATACTTACCGGGCTTAGGTTCTTGAACGTAAGCACCTTCGATGCCGCGACCCTGCTGGTCTTTCTTCTGCGGAATGTGGATATTCTTATCATACAAGTGATTGTAGAGAAGGCAATCCCAGGTGCGAACCTGTGAGAAAA